ATGCCCGGACCCTTGAAATAGTCGTGCGCCCAAAACTTCTTAACCGGATTAAAGTCTACATACAGCATCAAACGAGTACGAACCGCCATTTGCCGGAATACTTCTTTCGGGACTCTCTGTGCTTCGTTTACAAACAGGATATCACGTGCAGGACCAAATACCTTCGCAGCATTCTCACAACCGAAAAACTCTATCTGTGATCCATTAGGAAAAGTGTAAGTCATTTCAGTTAAATTCATTGCCTTGCCATTCCAAAGACCTTCATCTTGCAACATACGTTTGAAATCGCGAAACATACCACGTTTCACTCCCGGCATTGTATCAGTTACACACGATATGAGCAAAGGAGCTTCTGACTTCTCGGCAATAAGATAAAGCAACTGTAACATGCTCCACGTTTTAGAAGATCGAGTACCACCCCGTGAGGATACTCCACGAATCACTGGATTTACCGTGGCTTCTAATAGCCTGTCAAAAACATAGGTCGTTTTCATTGTTCAGAGCCTTCTGTTTCCCCCTCTCCTTTCATCTTCCGTTTCTGCGATAGTGTGGAGAGCTTCTTAATATTACTAACCGATTCTTCTTTCAATACTTCGACCTTCAATGTTACTCCTTCCGTCTTCACATCGGTTCCAGTTTGTTTATTACGCCAACGATCTGGAGATATATTTGTAAGCAAGAATATAGCAGCACCAACATTCGCCTCTACATTCTTCACTGTTACTATTTTCTTCTTTTCTTTCTTTCCTGCATATTCGGTTTTGGTTTCTTCAAATTCATATCCACAAGCTGCTTTTGACAGAGATTCAACTAGTCTCCGCTCCAGTTTCTCTTTAAACTCATTTTTCCCTTTTTTTATAGCATCCACAAAATCCACATTTTCCAACCATCTATAGTATGTTTCATCCGATATGCCGAAATGAGCACAGAAGTCTTTCAACCTCGCACCGCCATGCTCCATTAGCCCATTTTCAGCCACCCATTTAGAGCACATTTCAGTCATTTCCTTTAAATTGTACGCCATGCTATAATCAGTTTTATATCAATAGCAAATTTACCCGATATCACTCTTACAGCCATGTCAAATTGTGTCAAGTACAGATTTACGGCGTTCTTCATCGTATATCGTATTACACAGCTTGTATTTTAACGAAATGCTCTCCATCCATTCATTAGGGTCTTGTGCAGTTCTTTCTTCTTCCACGTACTTCCAAACTCTCGTGGCACGCTCCCACCGGAACAAAGCCTTCTTTAAATTCTGGTAGTGATTAATCCTGTAGACCTGATTTGTATATGAGGCATAAAAATCCTTCTTCACCTTGTCCAAGCCATCCGCTTTACTCTCCCAATCATTATGACTCCCTATCACAGGATCAATAAAAGCCAGCTCTTTGAGGGGGGCTTGCTCTTTTCTTCCATTCCTCAATCCTTTCACGAATTTCTTTAAACCTTCAAAATGCTTAGTTATATCTACTCCATTGACATACCCGTTCCCATATCTATCTTTAACACACCTTACCCCAATCTGTAATAAATACGAATACACTACAAAGGCATGGACATTAAGAATTATCCCTATTTCACGTACATTTACCCACGTCTTTTCATTAAAATTTCTATCCATAACACGATTATTTTTAAAATAAATAGTATATTTGCTATACAATCGTGAATGATTGGGGAGAACAATGCTTTTACACCTTGCTAGTTCTCCCTATTTTTTTTGATCTCTTCTTATTTCTAAGATTTTCCCGGTCAATCTTTCTGCCCCACATCATCGAGTTATACAGGGAAACAGCATATAAAAAAAGTTCCTCACTACTTGCAAGGAACTCTACTTTTGTAGCTTCTTTTATTGAATCAGCATACAAACTTTGATTTATGTGATCATCCATTTGGTTTCTTTTCTCTCAATTGTATTCTAAGATTCTGATTGAACAATCTAACTTTCTCTCTAACGAACAGAAATCGTTTTTTTAGCTTTATGGCATCCTCCTTTGAATTACATTTTCCTCCTTCAATAGTAAAGTATCTACCATCTCCCTGCTCTTCCATAACATGGTATTTATCTTTCCTACGTCTAATACGAATATTTCCTACCATGATCGCCCCCTTTCTTCCATTTCCTTACGCATAGCTATTAACTTCTCTCGATAAGTTGATTTACTAGAAACTTCACCTTCTGAAAGTTCCTTTTTTAGAAGATTGCCAACTACGATACCACTAATAGCCAACTTCAACTGAATTGCCTGACCTTCCAAATCATCATCTTCCACCGTGTATTCTGTACCTTTGAGTTTATTCCATTGTTCTTCTGATAACTTTCCACCAGCAAGGAACATGAGAGTAGAGATATCTTCTCTCTCTAACTCTATTTTTACTGTTACTTTCTCCATATTTCTATGATTTTATTTGAATTATTACTTTCTAAAAAATATATCTCCCGAAATAGATCGGGCTGTATCATCACCAGTTAACCGGATGTATCGAAAGAAGTTCTGTTCGGTCCGATGCCCGGTGAGCTTCATTATCTCGAACGTCTTCATCCGTCCTGTTAAATACATATTTGTTGCTGCACTCCTCCTTGCAGTATGGCTACTAATCAGCTCCCACTTTTCACGAGTAACAGTTTTCAGTTCGCCGCCCTTGGTGAACGAATAGGTAACTAAGTCATTCAATCCGATTTCCTTCATTATTACTTTCAGATACTTGTTGAAGTACTGAATGCAAAGACCGCATGGAACCTGACCGGCATACTTTGAGAAAATTTCCCGCACATAATCATGTGCCGGGACCTTAACATCAACGTTCGTTTTCTTTGTCCGGATCACAATATAACCATTTATTAGGTTCTGACTTGTCAGTCTCGAATAGTCTGAGTAGCGAAGAGCGGTAAGACATCCTAGTATGAACATGTCTCTGATTCGCTCTTTTGCTTTCCGCTTATCTTGATTGACAAACTTGTAGTAGTATATTCTTGTGATCTCATTCATCGAAAGGAACACAGCGTTTGTTGGTTCAGTCCTCAAATCAATCTCATCGTAGGTATAATCTACTGCATAGTTGTACTGAGATGCTCTACGCACAAGTGATTGAATTTTCAGAACGTATCCGACAATGGTATTATGTCGAAGTCCTTGGTCTTCCAGATAGATGATGAAATCGTCCAAAAACTCAGCCGTCACCGAATTGGTGAATATGTCACAATCAAACTCTGAGGAGAAGTTATCAATGTGTTTTATGATCGCATCGTAAACGGCTGCATAGTGCTCAGACTTGCGTCTGCTGCGCTTTTCAAGCACATCCCGGATAAAGTCAGTGAATAATATGCCTTCTAAAGGCTTCTCCTGCCGGAAGTGATTAATGTAGTCCTTACGCACTTGGGCGGTCCGGACCGGTTGTGATAATTGTAATGCTTTGGCTGTATCATTTTAAAGGTTTATCACTGTTTTACAAAATCGGATTTTCCGATTTTACTTTAGATTTAACTATCCCATATTATGAAATGTAGGCTGGCCAGCTCAAATATATGCACTTCATTATTTTATTAGAACATTCATCTTTTAAAATAATTTCCTACCTTTGTATCCTAACAAAATGCTATGAACAAAGAAGTATATAGAAGGTCTTATGAATTAATTAGTGAATATTCTCGTTTCACGGATTCAATTAGAAAGAGAAGTAAATCTCAAATTACGATAAAAGAACTATTTGATTTAAAGTCCGTTCTTTCAAACGTGCATAATATATTGACCTCAATAGCAACATTAGCTACAGCTAATAAAATATCAGAAATATTGTCTTTTAATGAGGAGCAAAAACTTAATTTAATTTCCTCAGTGGAAGAAACGAAAGCAAATACAAATGGATTTGACATTAAAATAGATGATCCTAATAAAATTCTTGTTGAGGTCAAATGCAACATGCTACTTCATGATAAAAAGTTAGGGCAACAACAGATTAATAGTATTTTAAATGATGCCATAAAGCTGCGAAATGAACCACCAAAAAGAAGAAAAATTGATTTTAAAACAGATGATTACATTAAAGTCATAGTCCTTGTTGATTCTTATCATGATAAATTAGATGCTGTCATAAAGCAGATTACTAAAGAGGTAAGATGCAAAGAAAACACACGAGAAACGCGAAAGGAACGTATGGAAATAAAACCATACATAAAACCACTTTCATCTTTAGCAGAGATTAAGAATACGCAAGATACGGCATATATATACCTGACAACTATCTCAACTGAAGATATGGAGAATGAATTACAAAGATTAATTTCAAACACATAATACCCTTCTTTATCTTGGTTATTCATTAAAAGATAACTTCTCCAGTTTCTCAATCTGTTTGCGAAGAGAAGCGATTTTCTTTTTTCTCATACCCTCTGCTTTGTTTAGTGCTTCGGATTTATCGAGGAATGCATCCTTTCCTATGTAATAAAAAGAATATGCACTATCCCTTACATAGTTAGAAGAATCTTTGAAATTGGATTTATGAATTTCTGTTTCCACTTCCTTTATGCCCGATGTCAGGGCATATCTTGTTATAAATACTTTTGCCATAATATTTCTTTCTTTATTGTTATGATAACTCTACTATTTCAGGTGCAGGAGTGATAAGTTCTGTCACTTCCAGATTTATTTCGTTTATTACGATTGAAACTACTGCGTCGGGTTCGCAGGTTTCAAGTTCTTTTATTAACTCTTTTGCTGTCATATTATTCTTGCCTTTCTATTTATTAGTTAATTTTCACCCAAATATGAGAACCTGGTAAATCTGACTTAGCTGACATAACATGAAATGCTAATACTTTTTTCACATCTACGCGGTTTCCTTTGATTGTTCTCTTAACTTTTTCAGCACTCACAAAATAAGTGTATTCACGCTCACCGCTTAGATGTTTGTTAAGAGCTTCTTTTGCGTCAGATTCCTCTTTAAAAACATCATAAGAATATGCGTTATAGGTCCGTTCTCCATTCAATTTAAATTGTAGCTGATAAAAGACTTCATTTGTTTCTTTATCAAATGATTTTCCTATTCTTATCTTCATTTCTTATTTGTATTGATCGTCTTCCCGATATCAGGAAAACGTTTTGGTTATTAAATAAAAAAAATAGCGATCTGATAAACCACTATGCGAGTATCATCGCCGGGACGATCCTTTTAGTTCTATGACGTTAAACATTTCTTTTACACGATCAGCGATATAATCACCGTATTTGTTTCCAAACTCTGTATTTGGATCGAGATTGGTCGTAACGTGGGTAATAAACTCCCTTCTGACTTCATATCGAAGTTGTAAAATGGTTTGTATGACATTTATCCCGGTCCCGTAATGCTTTGAATCTGTAGGTTCACGTCCCAATTCATCAATAGCCAGATTACACATGTATTCACGATCAGTAAACCGAAATAGCCCGTTCATACCTTTCTCTGCATACATGAGAGATATTTCTACTGCACTAGTGAGTCTAAAGCCTATGTGATCGTTATTACATCCGTATCGTAAACGGTTGATCTTGCCTAGATAACGCTGTAGCCCTTTTATCAAAACAGACTTGCCAACTCCAATAGGTCCCCATAAAAGCAAGCCTTTTGAGGAATCAAGCATCCTACTTCTGCCTAATACATAATCATACAATTCGGATAATAGGACCTTGTTGCGTTCGTCAATGATAAATCCCGGTTCTACTTCCTTCATGGAGTTAATAAACTCTTTTTTCCAGAAGTGTTCTACTCGATCCTCATTCCATGTTATCTCCTTTCCTTTGATGTGAAATTTAACCAAAGGAGATTGATTTGATTCCGGCTGACTTGGTTTCATTGGAGGAATCAACTCCCCGACTGTTCTTATTGCTTCCATTCTTTTTTTCTATTTGAAAATCATTCTTTTCCCATGTCCTTACTGCTGCCTTCCAGTCTTTCATCTTAGACCGCCCGACCATCCAACCGTTAGAAGTATAATGATCCAACCACTTCTGTGGATCAACATTGTTTTTTCTTTCTATGCAGTAGGCAGAAACTTCTTCAATAGATGGAGGAATAAACTTTCTAGTTTTTACGGTTTCCCCTATATTATCTTTTTGTTTAGTTTCTATTTTAGTTTTATATATATAGTCTGGCGCATTGGTTGGCTGATTGGTTCCCATATTGGTTGGCAGATTGGCTGGCTCATCTACTGTCTTTTTGGCTGGCTTATCTACCGGAAATTTTACGGTAGTTGAATTCACAATCGAATTCTCAAAAGCTTTTTCAAAAGAGTACAATCCTACCACCCTTTTACTTTTACCGGATTTATAATAAACTAGTCCTGCATTAATCAAAGAAAGCCTGGCACGGACGAGAGTTTTCTCATCAATATTAAGAGCACAACAGAGTTCAATATTCGAGCAACTGAAAACGTCCTCCCAACCCTCGCTGTTACAAACGGCAACTAATTCGTAGAATAGTGCCTGTTCGGTAGCGGTAAGTCGATTACGTCTTCGTGCTTTTCTCATTTTTTCTGTTAATGTATATCCGTCCATAGTTTAATACGCATGAATACAGATTCTTTTACTATCAGCGACAAAACGCCGTTTAAGCTTATAACAGTAGGCAACACGTGGATTCCCTTTAGCTGTGGGAACAATAGTTCCATTGTTGTATTTTGCGCAAGTATCTGGGCGGATAACTTGCTTGTCTGATTTCTTCTTCATATCTATTTTTCTTTTAAATAATCTGTTACTACAGCGATAAACTCCTCCAAAGACCGACAGACAACATACTTATATCCGTCCTTTACTATCTTAGATTCCCATTCCTTTTGAGAATCGCTTTGAGTACCTTTCTTTGTTTTGGTTTCAATTAGGAGCGCCCCATATCGGTGATTACTCTTTAACAGAATCAAGTCAGCTACTCCGGCAAGTACGCCCTCAGCTTTCAGCTTGGCACCCGTAACAGCGTCTCTTCTTCCGCCATTTGGAACTGCGAATAGATTGTGCCGCATAGATGGGTATTTCATCCGGAACCACTCAACCATAGATACCTGAATTTTATGCTCTTCATCTTTTGGCTTCTTGCGGATATTTTTGCCGCAATACTGGGCTTTCATTTCTTCGAATGTCATATCAACCTTTCTCCTTACTCCTTTGGAGTTTCTTTCTAGTTTTACGAATCATATCTTCATCTCTCAAATTATATCCCCTAATGAGGATTTCTGACGTTTTCAAGCATCGGACTATCGTCTGATATTCTTGTTTGGTGATTGTTATTTTCATGTGGGGCAGTTTAGGAGTCGAACCTAAATAATTGCATTTGCAATACATAAAGCACTTCGTACGCTTTCTTTATGCTCTCTTTACCATTGAGAATACCTCCCCATGTTTGCCCGCCAATCTTCATAGACAAGCAGGCTGGGGTAAAAAGGTTAACAAAGCTATCTCAATAGCTCACTCTTGCGGATTATAGCCCTACCAGTAACGATCGTGCTTTCCGTATTATGAGATAATGTACTTTGCTTAATTCCTATCTGATCTTCGGATAAATAGCGAAAGATACCCGTTACCGAGCCAAAGTAATAGTTCCGCTTCTCGAAAATCAGGTAGACATTACTTTAGTTTTTCGCATTTCGCATAACTTTTATTTCAAAACTACCAAATAACAGATATTTGGAATTACACAAACTCTTTGTTACTTTCAATCTCTTGCTGAGCATAAATCAGCATTTGATGTTCATTTGCGGCAGGCAGATAAATACCCGCTTGCGCTGCACTCCAATTACGAAAACGATCAATAGATATAGTCATTTCTCCTGTTGATAATTCAGCAGAGCTACGTAGATAGGTTACTTCTTTACCAACCTTATTGATCGTCTTTCGTTCAAACAAATCACGGTTGCATGTCCTTTTATAAAAGTCTATTTTGGCTTCATCAAGGCTGCAACCGTATTCACTACCAAAATACCCTAAAAGAAGATGCAAATAAGAATTTTGGGCAAGTGTGCGGTTGGGCAGTTTCTTCTTCACTTCCACCACCGCACGCTCTTTGAACAACTTATTTACATACTCCTTGAACTTGGGTACTTGGTATTCATTTTTCAAGTCGAACAACATACACTAAATTGGTAAATGGATTTCCTCCATTCTTGGATGGTATTTGAACAGTTTGTCCGATTTCAATAAGTTTCCCTGTTTTTTGATTTGCCATAATTAATCTACTGTTTCTTTTATTAAATATTTAACTAAATCCCTGTATTCCGCCCATTCGAGAAATGAACGAAGCAAATTCCTATTATCCCATTCCATCCCATCATACCGGTAGCAGGTTATCGCAGGAGAATATCTTTCAAGCGGTAACCCTCTTACATCATATCCATGCTTGTCTATTTTATACCCATCGAACACAAATAGGTCGAAATGGAATATATCCGCTTTAAAAATCTCAAGATAAAGCCGCCATTGGCAAGAATTGATATAGTCAGTATCAGACGGGTAAGAATACTTAGTCTTTATATCCCGTATCTCTATACCGTCTATCATATCAGCGCATCCGGTTATGACAGCATCTCCAAAATCTTTGTAAATGCGTATTTCATGGAAAGCGTCGGGGTGTTCGTTGCGGTAATCCATTGCGACCTTACACTGATTCACATCCAAAATAACACCGAAGCCATCAATATTGAATTTGCGTCCACAAGGAACTGGTTCTTTCTGTTCTTTTCCATAGTAAAGGAAGGTACGTTCCCCGGCAGAAACTTTATCACACACAGGCTTCCCCGTTTCCACAATGGAGTGGAAAGCGGTGCCTATGCGAGTGTATTCATTTCCGGCAAATACACCTGTTATGCTTTCTATTACAGATTGCTCGGTAATTTCATAATTGGCATATTCGCTCTGTTCAATGTACTTTCTGTATGCTTCGAGTTGTGTAACTCTTATAAGAGGCTTAAGCGGCTGCATCTTTTACGAATTTCTTGTTTTCGTACTTATACCCCTTGGATGCAAGGTTAGACTTCATTTCAGAGAAAAACGGATACTGAAGTACGTGTGGCAATTCTTTCATTGCTTCGATGAGTGCAGCTATATCTTCATCTGTCATAGCGGATGCAAGATTATCTCTAAGAACAGCAAGCATCTCATTGGCTTTCTTCTGTTCCTCTGATTTATTTTGTATTGCTTGCTTTACTGTAGAAATCACATTTGCCATAAATGTAGAAAAATCAGCACTAGATGATTCAGGTATTTCCATCATCTTTAATTGTGCTACGTTTTTCCCAATAAAAGTATCAGTTGGTTCGAATGAAATAGTGCGCTTACCGTTTACCTTAGATATATATCCTACCTGATCAGCAATACGGAGAAGTAAATCCTTACTCTGTCCAGTACAATCCGGTGAATGCTTTATAATGTCACCCTCCGCTACTTCTTTATCATGGCAAATAAAAATAATGTCAGAACCATTAGAACGAAGCTGATTAACAAATGATTTGAAGTCTTCGGCTATTTGCCCAAATCTCTTTAAAGTATTGGTTGCTAACTTGTAGTTGTTTTTTATAGCAAAATTCATCAGATAATCATCCAAGCACGCTTTAGCAGTATCGCAAATGATAGTACTATAAGACTTCATTGTTTCATATTCCACTGTTATGTCCTCCCAATTATTGGCGGTAAGGGTATCACAGCGTTGTACGGCTCTATCATATCCTCTATCTGTGTCTATTAAAAGAGGATTAAATGCAGTTGTAGCAACAGAAGTTTTTCCTGTTCCCGGAGTGCCATATAGCACGATAATCACTGGACGTTCAGGAGTTACGTCATTTTTTTTAATAATTGGCATATCATATATCATTTAAAGTGGTTAAAATAGTTCCCGGATACCGAATCAACGGACACCGGGATAATTCAAAACTTAAATAGCGGACTGGATACCGCACGGAGTCCTTTACTCCGGGATTAGGATTAAACAATAAATTATTTGCGTAATATAATATCTATTTCAGATTGTTTATATAGTCTTTTTCCACCGACTTCTGCGGGAATTAAATAACCTGTCTTAGCCCATCTCCACAAAGTTGACCGATCAACCTGTAACTGTTTACAAGCATCTTTGGGCTTTACGAAAGTCTCTTTTTTCTTAGCCAAAATAGATTCTTCAACTTCTTCTTTTGTTTTTTGAATGAGATAATCTGCGAATGCTTTTAAATCTTCAAAATTCACATTAGCCGATATCTTACTCCCCCCAAGACTCATGATCTCTTGAATACTCATATCTATCCCCCTATTCTTTTTGATGCACCTCTTTTGAACTTCTCTCTAAAAGCATGAACACAGTTAACAATAGCATTATAATACATGATATTGTTTCGTTTCTAGTCATTTCGATTTGCAATGCCAGATGAGTCACCATAGCAAGAGCAATGACAGCAATAGCATTTTGAATTTTATGAATAGTTTTCATAGAACATTATTTTTTAGTTAATACTAGACGATATAAAATGAATCACAGTCCTTTCTATTTCTAGTCGCTCGTACCGAAGTCCTTGCATTAGATCGTACCCTACAACGTCTCATGTCCATTTGATAATCCGGTGTTACAGCAATTACCAAAAACCACACAGAGAAGAATAACTCAATACCGTGCTTCCTAATCTCCTTCAAATCAAAGTTTCTTTTAGTCCTATCACATAGCAGGAATAAAGTAAGCTCTACGTTATTGTTAATGCCTAACTTCTTATGAATATCCCTAATCTGTGCCTTTATGGTCCAAACTGACTTTTGGAGCAATTCAGCTATTTCAGAAGGAGTATGCCCTTTTGCAACTTCATGTGCTACTTGATACTCACATTGAGTTAAGGGTTCCATCACGATATCCTTTTAATATTAAAAAACCTTGTTTTACCTATAAAGTATTTATCTCCGACGGTCTCTATTTCAATACCTTTCCGTCTTAATCGATAACGAGCAGAACTCATAACACGATCATAATTACTATCTAAAACTCTAGCTGGTTCATTTATAGATAGCTTACTAATTGAATCTACCCAATCTCCTGTTATTGTCTTTATCCTTTTTGCCATAAGATTAATTATTTGATTATTATTAGTGGATAAGCCCGGATTCGAACCGGGATTTGCAAGATTTCGTTTGTACGTTTCAATTGCGGTTCTGACTTCCCCAATCGTCTTTCCTGCTTCGAGGCTAGCCAGCCGTATTTTCAAACTAAGCGTCTACCAATTCCGCCACTTACCCAATTAAAAAGGTGCGCTATTCTCACGAACGGCACACCCTACAACACAAACACAAAATAAAACACGACAAAACAAAAAGTTTAAATAGTTCCCCTGAACCAATTCGATCGGTAACTTCACGTTATTATCAGGAGATTTTCTTAACTTTGAATCGTCAAATTTAAAAACCAATAAATATGAATCTTTTAGAAGTAATAAAACTATACACAGATAACCAGCGAATGATATTTACTGTATTTATGATACAAACGCCTCTCGTCTTTGTTACTATGCACTTATATATGATGAATTTCGGCAGTTTCGATATTTATACGAAAGCAATGTTTGTACTAGCGGCATCAATAGCTGTAACCATGTTTCTATATTGCTTCAATATAGGAAAAGCATTTGCAGAGTTTGTTATTACAGATGATAAGAAGCTAAATCCTAACATATTGGAAATTGCATTCCCGTCAATAGTTACATTTTCATATCTATCACTATCTAAAAATCCTAACGATGAGATTCACCCAATTCAATGTTTATTATATACGTCGGCATTCTACCTCATTGTCACCATTGTTTTTTCTCTTTTTGATAGATTCAATAAAAAGACAAAACTTAATAAAAAAATAAAGGATAAATAAAACGAAAGGCGCTAATATAGAATCATTCATAATTATAAGTATTAGTTAGTTCCCGCACCTTGATCCGATCAAGACATCACGCAAACAGTGCAACTGTCCGTGCGGGATATATGTTGACTTACTCACGTTGCTTCCTTCCGCTCATATCATCGCTGGTTGGCTATTACGCTATACTTCGCATCGGCTATACTGCTTATCTGCGCAGGCTAATTTAACGTGCCCTGAACACGGATTCATTTTTGAGGGTTAATCCTCCCATCCCGAATTAGGTTCATCGGTTTACCGTTGTGCTCTGAAAGCGTTTCGCTCGCTTCTTTCGTAGATTCTAACCTAACAGAGCCTCGTAATCTTTTATTATTCGAAGAAGGTTACTGATAATATCTTCTTTCGTTTCTTTGCTTCCAGCCAGCATCTGAACTGTATATTCATCTCGTTCTTTCAGATCGTCCGTGTATTTCCGAAGGAAAGACAAATTTTTGCTTATCTCATCCCTACTCATAATTACCTCCAAGAACTATCATAGTTTACATACTTATCGGCGAAAAACGCTTTCAGCACATTTCCCTGTTTTGGTTCAATCGCTTTCGGCTTCAATGATTCTACATATTCATCCATCTTTAAGCGAGCGTCCACCCAAGAAGTACGCAAGGCAGATTTAAGAGAATAACCATACTGGCGTACATATACCCAAGCTCTCTGCATGATGGCTTTCATATTATATTTGCCGTCTTTTACTAGTTCATAATCTCTATTTCTCATTGCCTTACCTATTTTTAGTTATGTAAATAATTTGGTTTTATCGCACAATATTCGCACCTTTGCAGTGTTGATTGATTGATTGACATTGCAAAGATATCATCTTCTTGCGATATATCGCTACTTATCGCAAAGTTTTATCGCTATAATAACAATAATTAACATTATGAATAAAATCAATATCGCATCTTTAAGGAAGTCACTAAAACTTAGACAAAAAGATTTCGGAGAGAAAATAGGCATTAAGCAAGCCTATTTATCAGAAATAGAAAGCGGCAAAAAACCTCTAACCGAGGAACTTTACAACAACATTATAAACGTTTTCGGAATAGAAAAAGTATCTGAGTATTTTGTATCCAACGAAGCTAGCGATAATATTGCTAAAACAAACATAAGCGAAGCAATACCACTTAACCAAAGCCATATTATAAACGTACCATTAGTGAGCCAATACGCACAAGCAGGATACCTATGCGGATATCAAGATGCCGCATACATGGAAACTCTCCCAACCATACCATTTATTATAGACCACGAAGCCAAAGGAAACTATGTAGCTTTTGAAGTAAGGGGAGATAGTATGAATGACGGAACCGAAGAAAGTTACTTAGAAGGTGACAGATTATTATGTAGAGAAATATATTCCCAATATTGGGTAGAATCAAAGCTGCATTATACTAAATGGGATTTCGTTATTGTACATGAAGAAGGAATACTCGTAAAGAGAATCATAGATCATAATATGGATAATCATACAATCACAATACATTCTTTAAATAGTATGTATCCTGATCGAGTGATTGATCTAGCAGAAGTAAAGCAGATATTTAACGTTATAGAATTACAAAGACCTAGAAGAAGATAGGATAATGATAACATTATTAATAATATTAGCTTTATTTGTTTTTCCGATATGGCAAAGTTTCTATAACTATAATAGATACAAGAGGTTAAAGATTGAATTTGATGAATTATTAAACAAATATAATGCTGTATTTAAAGAGAATGAAGAAAATAAGAAGTACGTAGGTTTCTTAGATAAAGCTGTATCAGAAGCTAAATATTTCCGAGCAAAATATAATGAATGCAGTTCAGAACTCACTATGAGTCAAATTGAAAGCAAAAATTTATTGGAAGAGTTGCGAGAAGCTAATACACAACTTCGATACGAAAGAAATAAAGAACAGATTGAGAAAGACAAAGTAAAAGCTAAATTGCTAGAAAAGAAAAAGAAAAGAGAAATAGAAAAATTAGCTCTCCAAGAGCTTATAGATGAAGGCGAGATATTTCCAGAAGCAAACAAACGTCCTCCAATACCAAAAGATGTTGTAGATACTGTTTGGAATAGAGATGGAGGAAAATGCGTTTATTGTGGATCGAATGAAAATTTGCACTTAGATCATATTATTCCTTTCTCTAAAGGTGGGGATACAAGCGTTGAGAATTTACAATTACTTTGCCAAAAATGTAATCTTGAAAAATCAAATAAAATCGGATAATTAAAAACTAGCTTATGAAAAAGATCATTTTATTAGTATGTGCAATCACTGCACTTTGTTCATGTGGGGGATCAGGTAATCAAAACGAGAAAAAAGTAAGAGAAGTAGTAGAAGCCAAACTGAAAACAGAAATGAATGATTGGTCTAGCTATGAGTTTGTTTCTGCGGAAGCCATTGATACTATAAAGTATATTGATAACATTAACTTTAGAAAAGAACAGTTCCGAGATAATATAGAGAGAGAGAAAAGAACATCCGGCAGCGGATTAGATTTTTCAGCTTCAATAAACAAAGATAGCATTATCCTTGCTGGTATTGATTCCATTCAAAATGCAATGGGAAATAAAGTCAATGAAGATGTAGCATACTTATATAAATATAAACTCAGAGGTAAGAATAAACTAGGAGCTGTAATCTTGGAAGAGTATCTAATATATATATCACCCCAATGGGAATTAATTCAAATGGTTAATAACCCAGATAAATTATATAATACTCCTAATAGCTTTCCGGGATATGAAGATTTAGTTAAAAAGAACATGTAATACCAATAATAGCCCGTCTAAAAAACGGGCTTTTATTTTATTAATAAATCTCTCCACATACCTAGATGTTGTGCGAATGTTGTGCAATGGTATAAAACAGAAAATCGCAACTATCTAATAATAAGATAATTGCGGTTTTACAATGTGACCCCGGTGCGATTCAAACGCACGACCTTCAGAACCGGAATCTGACGCTCTATTCACTAAGCTACGGGGCCATTTCCTAAATGCGATGACAAAAGTATAAAAAATCTTCTCATCTTCCTAATGATTCATCTTTTTTTATAGTTCTTAAGTCACTACCGCCCCTTAACATTCTGTTATTTTGAAATGCTTTAGAGCATATACTTTATCAATTTGACAATCTTTTAGAGAATATCCAATACAGATATTAATATTATTCCTATCTTTGCCGACAATTAACAATCAACAATCCTATGAGTTACTTGATAAAACCAAAGAACTATAAACCGTTACTCGACTTAAAACAAACAGAGTTGGGAATCAAACAAATAAAAGAGTTCTTCCAGTTAAACTTGTCATCCGAATTACGCCTCAGACGCGTGACAGCCCCTCTTTTCGTACTGAAAGGAATGGGTATCAATGACGACTTGAATGGTATAGAACGTCCTGTTTCATTCCCTATCAAGGATTTAGGTGACGCACAAGCAGAAGTCGTTCATTCATTAGCCAAATGGAAAAGATTAACTCTCGCCGATTACAATATCGAACCGGGATACGGTATCTATACCGACATGAACGCCATCCGTTCTGATGAAGAACTCGGAAACCTCCATTCGCTCTATGTAGACCAATGGGACTGGGAACGTGTCATCACCAACGAGGACAGAAACGTAGATTTCCTGAAAGAGATCGTAAATCGTATCTACGCTGCCATGATCCGTACAGAATACATGGTATATGAAATGTATCCGCAGATCAAACCTTGTCTGCCTCAGAAATTACATTTTATCCATTCGGAAGAACTACGCCAACTCTATCCGAACCTGGAACCCAAATGCCGTGAGCATGCCATCTGCCAGAAATACGGTGCCGTATTTATCATCGGCATCGGTTGCAAGCTAAGCGACGGCAAAAAACATGACGGACGTGCACCGGACTATGATGACTACACATCCACCGGCCTGAACAACCTGCCGGGACTGAACGGTGACCTTTTACTTTGGGATGATGTACTGCAACGCTCCATCGAACTGTCCTCTATGGGTGTTCGTGTAGACAAAGAAGCACTACAACGCCAGCTCAAAGAAGAAAACGAAGAAGAGAGACTGAAACTTTATTTCCACAAACGATTAATGGATGACACACTTCCACTATCTATCGGTGGCGGTATCGGTCAATCCCGTTTGTGTATGTTTTACCTTCGCAAAGCTCATATCGGAGAAATACAAGCCAGTATCTGGCCCGAAGATATGCGTAAAGAATGTGAAGAACTTGATATACACCTTATATAATAGCTATGAACGTACAAATAGAAGAAAGCTGGAAAACACACTTACAGCCTGAATTTGAAAAAGATTACTTTCGCACACTGACAGAATTCGTAAAAAGTGAATATAGCCAGTATCAGATTTTCCCTCCGGGAAAACTTATTTTCAACGCCTTCAACCTCTGTCCTTTCGACAAAGTGAAGGTAGTAATCATCGGACAAGACCCGTACCACGGACCGGGGCAAGCACATGGACTCTGTTTCTCTGTAAACGACGGAGTACCCTTCCCTCCTTCTTTGGTCAATATCTTTAAAGAGATAAAGGCAGACATAGGTACAGACGCTCCTACTACCGGTAACCTGACTCGCTGGGCTGAGCAAGGAGTATTATTGCTCAACGCCACTCTGACTGTACGCGCTCATCAGGCAGGCTCTCATCAGAATCGTGGATGGGAAGCTTTTACAGATGCCGCTATCCGCGCACTGGCAGAAGAACGGGAACATCTTGTATTTATCCTGTGGGGAGCTTATGCTCAACGAAAAGGAGCTTTCATCGACCGCAACAAGCATCTGGTACTTAGCTCTGCTCATCCCTCTCCCCTTTCTGCCTACAATGGTTTCTTCGGCAACAAACATTTCAGCCGTGCAAACGATT